TAAGCGTTTCTGAATGGGCGGATCAATACCGCTTCTTGTCGGGTAAATCTGCCTCTGAGCCTGGCCGCTGGCGCACAAGCCGTACGCCATATCTCAAGGAGATCATGGATTGCCTTTCACCCAGCTCTCCAGTCGAGCGTGTGGTGTTCATGAAAGGTGCCCAAGTTGGCGGTACCGAGTGCGGCAACAACTGGATTGGCTATGTGATCCACATGGCACCAGGCCCAATGATGGCTGTGGCTCCCACGGTGGAGATGGCCAAGCGAAACTCTAAGCAGCGTATTGATCCGCTCATTGAAGAGAGTGAGACGCTCTCGACGTTGATCTCGCCTGCACGTGCTCGTGATTCGGGCAACACCATCCTCACCAAAGAGTTTCGGGGTGGTGTGCTGGTCTTGACGGGCGCGAATAGCGCTGTTGGCCTGCGCTCCATGCCTGTGCGTTACCTTTTCTTGGATGAGGTGGATGGCTATCCGGGTGACGTGGAAGGTGAGGGTGACGCCATTTCACTGGCGGAAGCTCGTACCCGTACGTTTGCTCGGCGCAAGATTTTGATTGTCTCGACCCCGACCATCTCAGGTGCCTCGCGCATCGAGCGGGAGTTTGAACAATCAGACCAGCGTCACTTTATGGTGCCATGCCCCCACTGTGGTCATGAGCAACGCTTGCAGTTTGAGCGTTTGATTTGGGAGAAAGGCCAACCCGATTCGGTGCGTTACCTCTGCACAGGATGTGAGGAGCCCATCTATGAGCACGCCAAGACCCAGATGCTCGAGCAGGGCCGTTGGGTGGCGACTGTTCCGGGCAATGGGCGAACCGCTGGTTTTCATCTGTCCAGTCTGTACAGTCCTGTGGGCTGGCGCAGCTGGGTAGAGATTGCCCAAGCATGGGAGCTGGCGCAAGGCTCAGCCACGGCGCTCAAAGCTTTTAAGAACACCGAGCTGGGTGAGACTTGGGTCGAGCAAGGCGAAACCCCTGAGTGGGAGCGGTTGCTTGAACGACGAGAGTCTTACCGTATCGGCACTGTGCCGCACGGTGGTTTGCTGCTTGCCGGTGGCGTGGACATTCAAAAAGACCGTATCGAAGTCTCCATCTGGGCGTTTGGACGCGAGAAGCGTTCATGGCTGGTGGAGCACCGGGTGTTGGAGGGCGATACATCGCGAGACGATGTGTGGCTGCGCTTGGGGCTCATGCTGCAAGAGAGCTGGACCCACATCAGTGGTGTGCCGATGCGTTTGGTCCGCATGGGACTGGACACGGGCTATGCCACACAAGAGGCTTATGCCTTCGTGCGCCGCCAGCATGACCCACGGCTCTTGCCGATGAAAGGTGTCGCGCGCGGCGCTGCATTGGTCGGTTTGCCCACAGCCGTGGACATGACTACCAATGGCAAACGATTGCGACGAGGACTGCGGGTCTATGCGGTGGTGGGCGGGATTGCCAAGTTGGAGTTCTTCAACAACTTGCGCAAAACGATCGACATCACCGAAGACGGCGAGATCATTTTTCCCAACGGCTATGTCCATTTGCCGCAGGTCGATGCGGAATATGTCCAGCAGCTGTGTTCAGAGCAACTCGTGACAAGACGTGATCGCAACGGCTTCTCGTTTCGGGAATGGCAAAAGGTGCGTGAACGCAACGAGGCGTTGGACTGTTACGTGTACGCACGTGCAGCAGCAAGCCTTGCGGGCTTAGACCGTTTTGAGGAGCGCCACTGGTTAGAGCTGGAGCGCCAACTGGGCATCCCACTCAGTGCAGAGCCTCCTGAGTTGCGCATGGATGGGTTGTTCCCCGTACGACCAGGCTTTGAAACCCCTGAGTTCTTGCAAGGCGTTCAAGGCGTGCGTCCGCCCAATGATGACTTAGATGTGGACTTTGTGGAAGCAGAGCCCAAGGTCGAAATTCATGATGAGGTGGATGACCCGCCAGAGGATGTGTCATGGCGCAGTCCGACTGTCTTGCCAAACCCTCCAAGTGTCCAAGCCCTTCCAGCCACCCCATCGGGTGGCTTTTTTATGAACAAAGTCCCCCAGCGTGGCAGGAGGGTCATTCGCAGTAACTGGATGAAGTGATGACGAGCTATACCGAACAACATCTTCAGGCTTTGCGAGAGGCCGTGGCCAGTGGCGAACACCGCGTGACGTATGACGGCAAGAGCGTCGAGTACCGAAGCGTGGTGGATCTCAAAGCTGCCATTGCCGAAGTGGAGTCTCAGATCGCCCGCGCGGCGGGTAAACGCAAGTCTCGCCAGATTCGCATCTCAACGTCCAAGGGGTTGTGATGGGTTGGATCAACACAATCAAACGACGGATGTTTGGCAACACGCCGGTTTATGACGGAGCGGGGATGGGGCGACGCGCGCTGAAATGGAATCCGGGCAATCCGGGTGCCGTTTCAGCGCTGGCACTGACCCAAGACCAACTACGAACCAAGAGTCGTGACCTAGTGCGTCGCAATGCTTGGGCAGCGGCAGGCATTGACGCCTTTGTGGCGAATGCCATTGGCACAGGCATCAAGCCGCAAAGCATGATCCAAGACCAGCCCCAACGTGAGGCAGTCCATGCCTTGTGGTGGAGCTGGTGTGAGGATGCCGATGCGGCAGGGCTCACAGACTTCTATGGCATTCAGGGGTTAGCCACCCGGGCCATGCTCGAAGGCGGTGAATCGTTTGTGCGCATGCGCTACCGAAGAGCAGAAGACAACTTGTCTGTGGCGTTTCAGCTCCAAGTGCTTGAAGCAGAGCATCTGCCCATTAGCTTGAATCAGGACTTGCCCAACGGCAACGTGGTTCGAGCAGGGATTGAGTTTGATCTTTTAGGCAGGCGTGTGGCGTATCACCTGTACCGAACTCATCCCAATGACGGGATGCTGGCGCCTATGTCTGGCGCATCTGGGGCGGGAAGCCTCGATTTGGTTCGAGTTGACGCGAATGAAATCGTGCATTTGTATCGACCACTTCGACCGGGACAGATTCGGGGGGAACCATGGCTTGCCAGAGCCTTGGTCAAGCTCAATGAGTTAGACCAATACGACGATGCCGAGTTGGTGCGCAAGAAGACAGCGGCCATGTTTGCTGGCTTCATCACCCGAATGGCTCCTGAGGACAACCTCATGGGTGAGGGCGATACCGATGAAAGCGGTGTGGCCCTTGCAGGCATGGAGCCGGGAACGCTGCAGATCTTGGAGCCAGGTGAGGACATCAAGTTCTCTGCGCCTGCCGATGTGGGTTCGAGCTATGCCGAGTTCATGCGTCAGCAGTTCAGAGCCGTGGCTGCTGCCATGGGCATCACGTTTGAGATGCTCACGGGCGACTTGACCCAAGTGAACTACTCCTCTATCCGTGCGGGTTTGCTGGAGTTTCGGCGTCGTTGTGAGACCTTGCAGCATGGTGTGATCGTGCATCAGTTGTGTCGCCCAATCTGGCGCGCATGGATGCAGCAAGCCGTTATCGAGGGCAAGCTTGATTTGCCGAACTACCGCACCAAAGCGCGTGAGTATCAAGCAGCCAAGTGGATTCCACAGGGTTGGCAATGGGTGGATCCCGAGAAAGAGTTCAAGGCCATGCAATTGGCTATTCGCTCTGGCTTGATGAGTCGCTCAGAAGCTATTTCATCCTATGGCTACGACGCGGAGTCCATCGATCGGGAGATCGCCGCAGACAACGCACGCGCCGATTCGTTGGGTCTGGTGCTCGACACCGACCCTCGTTTGGTCGCACGCAATGGAGCCACAAACCAAGCAGCTCCCTCACATCCACCAGACGTGGCAGACCCACCGCTGGTGGACCAAGAAACCTAGACACGGTTTTATCTCTTAACTCAGAGGTCCTATGACAAATCTTCCGACGATGCCATATCTGGCTTCGCGGGTTTTTGGCACGCCTTTGCTCATTCATCCCCGCAAGCTTGAGGTCATCCTCTCGGTGGTGGGGCCACGCATGGGCATGGTCGTTCCAGAAACCTCAGCGCACCAGCTGGCGCAAATCACTCCACCTGAGCGCGTGATGCGCTCAGATCTGCAAACCCTCAATATTGCAGTCATCAGCATCCTTGGGACGCTGGTGCGGCGAACGGGTGCCATGGACGCTGCATCGGGTTTGACCAGCTACGCCTCCATCAGCGCACAAATTCAAGCAGCCATCAATGACGCAAGTGTGGATGCTGTGTTGCTCGATATTGATTCTCCCGGCGGAGAAGCGGGTGGGGCTTTTGATCTGGCAGACGAGATCGTGAATGCTCGAGGCACCAAGCCCATCTGGGCGGTGGCCAACGACGATGCGTTCTCTGCCGCCTACGCGATTGCCTGTAGTGCTGAGCGCATTTATCTGACTCGCACAGGTGGTGTGGGCTCCATTGGTGTGATTGCGCTTCACGTGGATCAGACCCAGCGCGATGCGCTCGATGGCTATCGATACACGGCCATTTACGCAGGTGACCGAAAAAACGACTTGTCACCACATCTGCCGCTCTCCAACGAAGCATCGACTGCTCTTCAAACAGAGGTGGATCGGCTCTACGAAATGTTTGTCACAACGGTGGCCACCAACCGAGGGTTGGATGCGCAAGCCGTTCGAGACACACAGGCGGGACTTTTTTACGCGGGTGACGCCATTGAGGCTGGTTTTGCAGATGCCATTGGCACGGCAGACGACGCCTTGTGCGCGCTGGCTATGGAAGTTCAACAACGCAAATCTGCCATCGCGCGATCGTTTGGATCGGGGCGCGAGATGGAAGTCTCACAACCCGATCCAGTTCTTTCTAAGGAGAAATTGATGTCGCAAACATCGACTCAGCCATCTGGCCCGCCTGCAACCACCGCTTCGACTGAAGCTGCCCCTGTCACTTCCAACGTTGTGGTTCCTGAGGATGCGAATCCCCAAGATGCTCATCAAAGCCAACATCAGGAGGTAGTACCACCTGCTGGCGCTAGTGAATCAAATGAAGAGCCCCCTGAAGTGGTTCAGCCCGCTGCTGCATCCGTATCTGCAGCGACTGCCAGTCATGACATCCGTAAAGCGAGTGCCAACGTGCTGGCTGTTGCCGAGATGTGCCTGCTGGCAGGTAAGTCAGACATGACTTTCTCAGCGCTGGAGCGTGGCTTGAGTGTGGAGCAAGTGCGTACTGAATTGCTGGCCGCTAAAGCTGATGCGAGTCCTGAGATCCGCTCACACATCATGCCGCAAGCCGGTACCCAAGCGACGGCCAAGCCAGAAGTGAGTCCTGTGGTGCTTGCGGCACAACAGCGCGCTCAAAAGATCGCAGCCAATCGTCCTTCTTACAAATCCAACTAGGAGTTTTAAATGTCAGTTCTCGTCAATGAGTTGACCTTGGGCGATTTGCTCAAGTATGAGGAAGAGTCCCTCTATTCCCGCGACCAAGTCACAGTCGCTGCAGGTCAAAATTTGCGCATCGGTACGGTCCTTGGCCGTGTAGATGCCAACGGCAAGGTCAAAGCGCTTGATCCCGCAGCCACCGATGGCACTCAAATCGCCACAGCAGTTTTGTTGCAGTCCGTAGATGCCACAGCGGGTGACAAATCCAGCGGCATCGCTGTGACGCGTCAGTCCATCGTCGCGCACCACGTACTCGTGTGGCCCGCAGCCATCACCGCCGAAGAAAAAGCGACTGCCACAGCGCAGCTCGAAGCCGTCGGCATTCTCGTTCGTCAAGGAGCCTAAGCAATGAACAATCCTTTCCAGTCCCCCGCGTTCTCGATGACCGCATTGACCGCCGCGATCAACATCTTGCCTAACCAGTTTGGCAAGATTGAACAGATCAACCTCATGCCTGCCAAGCCTGTGCGTTTTCGCCAGATTGCTATTGAAGAGCGAAATGGCGTGTTGAACCTCTTGCCCACATTGCCTGTAGGCGCCCCCGGGACTGTGGGGCAACGTGGACGTCGCAAGTTGCGTTCGTTCGTGATTCCTCACATTCCGCACGACGACGTGGTGCTACCCGAAGAAATTCAAGGCCTGCGTATGTTCGGATCCGAAAGCGACACTGAAACGGTTGCCAATGTGATGGCCGATCATTTGCAGACCATGCGCAACAAACATGCGATCACTTTGGAGCACTTGCGCATGGGTGCTTTGAAAGGCGTCATCTTGGATGCTGATGGCTCCGTGTTGTATGACCTGTTTGAAGAGTTCGAGATCACGCCTGCGGTGTTCAATTTCGAGCTCAACAAGAAGGACACGGATGTTAAGAAGAAGTGTTTGGACCTGAAACGCTACTTTGAGATGAATCTCAAGGGCGAGTACATGACCAATGTGCGGATGCTCGTGTCCTCAGATTTCTTCGATGCCTTGACCGGCCATCCCAATGTGGTGAAGGCCTATCAGTGGTATCAAGAAAGCCTAGCGCTGCGAATTGATCAGCGTTCTGGGTTCACTTTCGCCGGCGTTACTTTTGAAGAGTATCTGGGGCAAGCCTCGGATATGAATGGGGTCGTACGACGTTTCATTGAACCAGGCGAAGGCCAAGCGTTCCCTGAAGGCACGTTCGACACGTTTGCCACGTACTTTGCGCCTGCTGACTTCAACGAGACGGTCAACACTTTGGGTCAACCGCTGTATGCCAAGCAAGAGCCTCGTGACTTTGGTCGCGGTACGGATCTGCACACGCAGAGCAACCCGCTGCCCATGTGTCACCGTCCCGGCTTGCTGGTCAAAGTCATCGCTAACTGAGGGGCCAGTTGATGAGCCGAGATCCTTTCGTTCAGCTCATCTCTCGGTTGTTTCTTCGCTTGGGGACTCCCGCTGTGTACACCACACAAGCGGGGGGCTCCCTCAATGTGCGGGTGATCACCAAAGCACCCGATGCAGTTCAAGACTTTGGTCAAACGCATCTGGTGGTCGACACGCAGCGCTTTGAGTTGATGGCGTCCGAGGTCAAACAGCCAAGAGATGGCGATCGATTGGTTTTGGAGGGCACACGCTTTGTGCTCCATGGGGAGCCGCTCATTGATCGTGAGCGGCTCGTCTGGACTGTGAATGCGTCTATGTGGCCAGAGGATTGATCATGTCTTCAAGACTCATTGCAGCACTGAGTGGCAACCTTCAAGAGTTAATGACCGCTGAGCTCAAGGCAGCTCGGCATGCGGTAACCATGGGCGTGCGCGATGCCACTGATGGTCTTAAAGGTGAACTGCGAGGTCAGATCACTTCGGCTGGACTCGGTGC